ATTAATTCTACTCAATGTGCTTGTACCAGCGGCACCCGTTTTATCACCAAAGAGGACTGTACCTTCACCGGGGAATGTAACAACGGGGTTGATTCCTGCATCATACATTGTATCCATTTGACCATCAGTTGGATTGTCTATAAGACCAACAACATCAAGAATTCTTCCTCGTTTGAAACCTGCTGGTGAATACCATGGATCTGCGAGTTTATCAGTTCTTGCAATACAACCAGCAACATCTGCTGCACAGTTTGTCTGGATAAAGGAACCCAAACCAACCTGATCGTTCTCGTTCATATTCCTTCTTACATTGAGATGCTTCTTCATACCAAACACAGAGATACTAAATTCACCTTGGTTACCAGTATAGTTCGCGCTGTCTGCATTCAAACCAAATGTGCTGTCTGGAAGGACAGCAACACAGTCTCCTCTATGTGCTGCAATGGTACTGACCGCTGCCTGATCTCCTGTTGCACTAAAGACAATATCTAATGGAATTTGTTTATCCTTGAGGGTATCATATCCACTCGATGTGTTGAAATCTTCACCAGTACCACCAACTACCAATACACCACCGTATTGTAGATAGTTGTGACATGCCCACCATTCGTTCTTCCACTCTCCGGTAGGGCCCTGTGGCCATCGGCTACCAGTACCACCGGCGGTATTGGTGGTGTGGTTATCATCATCTGGTGTCTCACCAGCCGCGACTGGCTCTGCGTTTGTGAGACGATCAATCCACTCACCAAGACTGCCGACTTCCATGTATCCTCTTTTACGGTCCGCCGTGCTACCTACCATCTGGAGTAAACGGAACTGGGATGCGAATCCTGCTCTAGTTAACGATCCAGATTCTGAACCGGGGATAACATAACTCTGATCATCAATTACAACTGTGACGTTTGCTCTTGCCATTGTTTTATTCTCCTGTACGGGCTAATTATTTTTCAGGTATGTTATAAAGGGAATAACATATCAAAAATATATCATTTGTTCGGAGATATTTATACTTTTATGTTTTTTGGTCAAAAAGAGAACCACCGGTCTTCACCGTCCCATTCTCCATCTTCTTCATTTGTTCCGTCCACAACAAACCCAAACGGAACCATATTTTCTTCCATTTTCTCAATTTCTTCTTTATATATGCCTGTTCTAACATCAGTTTCTGTAATTGATTTGAAATATTCCTGTCTTGTCAACCATGCAAACAATACCAAACACATCGCCAAGTCGTCTGTGTGTCCGTCATCTGCTTCAAACGAATTCCTTTTTGCAACAAAACTTACAAGTTCATTGACTATATCAACATCTTCTATAAGAAGTTTATCTTCTTCGATGAGACTCTTCAGGACAGAACATCCAAGTTTCTTCACTGGACCTGTAGTACGAACACCCAACTGTGATTGAGATTTTCCTGTAGTACCAAAACCACCGTTTATTGTTTGACCTGCTCTACCTTTATATACAGTCATCATGACATTTTCATACTCCAAGTCTTGATGCAAGATGTCTGCAACTTGTCCACCGATGTCATTGATTTCAACCAAGATGTATGCATTATTGTAATTTTTAGCAACAGTTGATATTACTGTAGGGTATACCATAGGAGACACTGTGTTGTTTCTATACTTCGCAACAATCTTATAAGGTAGTTCTGTAGTATCAAAAACAAGAAATGCACTATAGTCTTTTCCTTGACCACGCGCAGTATCTACAGTGATATAATATTGTCTATCTTCTTTTGGTTTTTCGTATATCCACAAACCATCTGCATTTTTAGCACTGGGTTCTGTCCAATTCAAAATTTTGAGTTTTGAAGAGTTAATCAAGGTATTTTGGCTTCCAAGGAAAGAACATTCCATTTCCTGTTCAAATTGTTGCTGAGAGGTGTTCTTGATGATTCCCTCTTTCCATTTTTCATCTCTACCGGGCACTTGACTCCAGTGGACTTCAAATGGAACATAATCATTTTTACCAGGCTCACCTGTCTTTTTGGTTGCACCCTGCCAGTAATAATAGAACATGTTCAACCCGTTGGGTGTTGAAATCATAATCACTTTGGTATCACTACCAGAAGTAATGGTAGGATATACTGAATTGAAAAACTCATCCGCAATAGTGCTAGAAACGTGAGCAAATTCGTCAAGTAGAATTACGTTATATGAACCACCACGAATTGCAGATGCAGATGTGGAAGATGCAAGAATCTTAGAACCATTCTCTAATTCAATGCTTCCTTTGTTCCATGCAATAATTCCTTGTTGGAGCCAAAGAGGAAGATATTCGTATGCAAGTTGGAGTCGTCCCAAGATATCCCGAGACACAGCCTGCTTATTTGCAAGTACTGCAACACTCATGCTCTGGTTGAACAGAACATAATGAAGGAGATATGAAATCATAGTCGTTGATTTACCAGTCTGTCTCGGCAACTTACCAATAAAGAAACGATTATTATGAATAACGTTTACCATTTCTTCTTGGAAATCGTACATACTAAAAGGAACAAGTCCCTCATCCAAGGAAACAATTTTTACATAATTTCGTATGAAGTAGACTGGATCTTGAGAACACTTGATGTATTCTTTGACTTGCTCTTTTGTGAATTCCATCTCAACCCCAGTTGGTTTGAGGTTGGGGTTTCCCATATATCCATCTTGTTTAAGCGTCATTGTCAACCACCTCTGCATCAATCACATCATGTTTACCTTCTACTTTCTTTTTATTAGTACTTCGTTCAGTATTGATGAGATTCTGTAGTTCTTTAGTAGAACCGATATACAAAGAGTTGTTGGTTGTGTTGTGAATATTGACCTCTTCTTTATTGATCGTCTTCATTTTATGATGGAGATCAATGAGATCTTTATTCGCTTCAGAAACCGTCTTAATCATCTGAGCAGCAACTTCATATGCTCTTGGTGCATCACTGTCTAGTGCAACTCTAAGAATACCTTCTATTGCATCTTCGCCGGTAGAGATGAGTTCTTTCATGTTTCGACGAACCAACCAATAGTCTTTTTCACTATCAGGTGCATTAACTTGAATCTGTGTAACTTTTCTTTTGCTCTCTATTTGTTTTTCTTCTGATTCAAATTCAGTATCTAATGCTTCTGACAATTTCTCGTCAACGCTTTTCTTATCACTCATAATAGAACTCACCATAAATTCTGTTTCCTGCGGTGTATCCTTCGCCCGTGAATCCACCTGTTATACCAATACGAAGATCGTGAGCGTCCGATACCAAACCATCAAAGTTTGAACCATGTATATCCACCTCAGAAGTAAGAATAACCTTAGAAGTCTTGGTGGGTCCATAGATATATGACTTTGCTGTAAATTCCAGAGCAGAAGTTATGTTTCTTCGAGTATCAAAATCACCTTCATATTCTTCTGTACTATTTACACCATTCAGAATAATAGGAACATCTACCTTTGTATTCACATCATTCATTTTGAATGTTACTATAAATTCGGGTGTGAAGTATGGAAGAATCTGTTCAAGTATCTGTAGATTGTCATCTTGATTTCTGGTAAATGCATATAACCCAAATGAAATGTTATATGGAACTTCTGAATAATTCCAAGGAGCAGAAATACCATCAGTGCTTGTTGCAGAAGTTACACGAAGTTTATTCGTTTTTCTAGTAGAATCATATGCAAAACTAGTAATATCAAATCCAAGCCTTGGAAGAGTTATAAGAGTTTTGGTTGGATCTGAGATGCTACTTTGTTCTTGAATCCTCCGGATAAACTTTTCCTTGGGACCATATGACAAAGGAACTCGGATGGTTTCCTTTGTTGTTCCATCTGCATTTTTACGAACCACTCGAATATCATTGAAAAGAGAACCAAACCCAATAACGAGTTTTCGTAATGCTTCATTGTAGAATTGCGTAAACATCAGAAGTTCCCCTCACTAAACGGATCTGTATCCGTGAAGTCAAATATATCATCTTGATCTCGGAACAATTCTAGATTTTCATTATCGCCCATTGGTGCATCATCTTGTGTTTCATGGGGAACAATGAGGGTAGTGGTGGTGCTGCTGTTAATTTCATACTCTGCACCAGACACCGCGCCTTTGATTGTCTGTCCAGTAGAAGTAGAAACCGTACCGACAATGTTTGTGAGGGTGAGTTTTGTGGTAGAAGATGCCCAATCTGTTGCAACTGCTGTAGCGGTTGCGTTAGCAAGAAGGGAACTAGCGCCAGTGATTCCAGAAACCTGAAACACAGTTTCCCCCTCAAAGAAGTTTGTAGATGCAACATCACTTACTCTCGTTCCTAGATCAAACTCAACTGCGAATTTCTTCACGTTACTTTCTACAACATCAATGTCCGTGTATCCCGTATCAATCTCTTCTTGACTATAGGTGAATACCTCACATGATAATCTATAAGTAAACAATTTACCTAATTGGTAGAATGGGTTTTCATGTTCGACGAAATTAATTTCAAAGAGAGTTTTACTGAGAGGAAAATAAATCAAATCACCTTCCCTAGGTCGTGTTATCTCTTCATATATTCCCACAGTTTCCTCGAATCTTTTACGGGAAACAATGAGTTGCATTTTGTCTCGTATTTCAATACCAAATTTAGAGAGAATATCACCCTCACCTTCAAATCCATCAACACTCGCAATATACATTTCTAATTGATAACCATCATCAAATTTAGAAATAGTATCTTCACCGAATAACTTGTCTTCGTCCACAAGTGTTCTAGGAATATAAACCATATCCCTACCCATTGCTTTAATAGTTTCAATGGTGAGATCTTCTACGACGTTCTGTTCGCCGCTATAGTCTTTGAAATACGGATTTCGAGCCATTTTGCTTAACCTACATTAAAATCAATTGGAAGTTCGTATGTTGTTTGCAACTGTTCTTCTAGTCTTTGAATTTCTTCGTTTGCTTCTGCTGATATTTCTCCACCCCGAAGAGAAACACCACCCGGCATTTGAATCCCCTCGAACTTGGACATATTTGAACCCCATTGTTTTTTAATGAGAGCCGTGGCGTATTTCTTTAACCAAACATCATTGAATATTTCAGAGAACGTAGTGGATGGGATCTTCACGAATGTTTCAAGAATAAGATAATCACCCACTGCCATATCTGCTTCTGGGAAATCTAGATGGATTTTGTTTGATACTTTGTTGAATCTGATTCTCTTTTCTGGTTGAAAGAAATCTTGAATCATATTGATGTATCTTTTGGTAGAATCATATCTCGCAATACCCATTGAACTTGCATATCCAAGCCCACGGTTGATTCCAAAATAATCTGATAATGCCATTTGATAACGAACATCAAACATGTTGATATTTGTAAAGTCACCAAACTGGAATATCTTAACGACACTCAAGATATCCTTACCAGTAGGACCATCACCAGTAATACCATTCACCGTTCCCAATGAATCTGTACTAATATAGAGATTATTCTTAGTGTCTTGAGTTATCTTATATTTGAAATATGCTTTTTCTGCACCATCAAAATGTCTCTCTGAGAATAATTCTAGAGCCTCGTCTAATCTATCTTCACACTGTTGTCTATCAACATTGATCTCTACAACTGGGGCGCCTAGTTTCCTTAGAGAATAGTCAATCAATTCATCTCTAGAGGTTGGTATTGCCATAAAAAAACTCCTGATGCTTTTCTTATATGTATAAAGGCATCAGGAGTTTGAGGACATTTTTCAGGATTCGTCTTTTGGCTTTTCTTCTGGCTTTTCTTCCCCAACTACCACATCTACCTTAGTGACATCCTTAATATTTACATTTTCAATATAATATTTTCGAGTTACCGGCTCTTCTGCTTCATCATCTGTGCTAATAATATAATTAGAAAAACCAGGCATACTGAGAGGACATGCTACTTTAGGATAATCTAATTTGCTATATTCATCAGATTCAGACACTAACCATGTCCTACTTTTATCACCACATCCACATGCACCACAATAGTGTTTACCTTCTCCAGTTTTACTGTTCATTAGGTGTTCACATGGAGGTAGAATTCCACCTGAATTTTCATTACCAAAACAACTCAAAACACGAAGTTGTTTGATTGGTTTATTTATTTTATTATTATTGAAATTACGAGATGCTAAAGAAGAGGCAAAATTTTGAATCATGCTCAGTTTCTTTTTCAATCCTCTCTGGTTCGGATCAGCCGGGACTTTCCGAAATTGTGTTTTTTCTTGATCTTTACTCTTGTCTGTCATAATAAAATCTCCTAAGAAGCAATAATTATACTTCTTTCTATTCACAAATGCAAGAAGTTTTCCCTATTTAATTGGAATTACCCAAACTGCCCTTGCATGTAGTTTGATATTATATGG